CCGCGAGGAGGCCGAGCGGGACTTCTGCCGGGCCATGCAGGCCCGACGAGACGAAGGAGCACGAGCATGACCATCACCTGTCCCACGTGCAGCGGGAGCGGCGCCGTCACCAAACATGGCGCTCCCTCTCAGCGCACCCACTGCCCGAAGGGGCACGAGTACACCGCCGCAGCCGACGCGCTCGGCGAGGCCCTCGACGCCCTGCAGGCCGAACACCAGCGCGTACACGAGCTCGAGCAGTCGCTCGCGAAGGCCAGCAGCGACGCCCACCAGTGCGCCACCGATGCCTGGCAGATGGCCGAGGAGCAGATCGCCAACCAGTACATCCACGACGGCCTCGCCGAGGCCACCCTCGGCCAGCTTATGGCCGACCCGAGTCCCAAGGAGGGGCAGTGATCATCCTCAAGCGCGCCATCGTGGCGCTCGACGACGGCGTCCCTGTCGGCATCGTCTGGGAGACGCCGCGGGGCGTCCAGTCGACTCAGATCGTCATGACGGGCGAGGTGGCCCGACACCAGCTCGACCGCGGCGGATGGAACGCCGGCGTCGACCACGCGATGCTGAGGGAGGCGGCGCAGTGAGCCGCAGCAGAGCATCCGCGAAGAAGGCCGGCAGCGCGTTCGAGCGGCTCGTCGCCGACTACCTCGCCCGGCACGTGGACGACCGCATCGATCGGCGCGCCAAGACAGGGGCGAAGGACCGGGGCGACATCGGCGGCCTCAGACACATGGGCGAGCGGGTCGTCGTCGAGTGCAAGAACACCGCCCGCGTGGATCTCGGCCGCTGGGCGGCCGAGGCGGAGATCGAGCGCGGCAACGACGGCGCGGTCGCCGGGCTGATCATCCACAAGCGGCACGGCAAGTCACGCCCCGGCGACCAGTGGGTCACCTGCACCCTCGCCGAGCTCGTCGCCCTCCTCAACGGCAATCGCGACCACACCGAGGAGATGGCGTGATGAGGCACCCCGACTGCCACTGCAAGCGCGCCGTCCGCGAGACCCCACTCGAGGTCCTCGACGCGATCCAGCAACACGATGACCGACCTCGCTGAGCGCTGCTCATGGTGTGGCCACCTCGCCCACGACAAGGCCTGCACCCGAACCATCACCACCGGCACCGCCCGGAAACCGAACTCCATCCCATGCCCCTGCACGCGACACCTGAAAGGACCAACCAGATGACCATCGACCAGATCCTCTCCGAGTGGAGAGACATTAGCGCGGCGCTCGACAGACTCAATGAGCGCCGCAACCAGCTCACCGATGAGCTGCGCAAGCTCGGCGTCGGCGCCCACACGGGCACCATCGGCAAGGTCACCGTCTCACCACCGGCCAAGCGGTTTGATGCCAAGCGTGCCGCCGAGGTGCTCAGCCCAGAGCTCCTCGCGATGTGCACCGAGACCGTCGTCTCGTCTGCCGCAGCCAAGCGCGTGCTCCCGCCGGCCCTCTATGCCGAGTGCCAGACGGCCTCGACCGGGGCGAAGGGCCGAGTGACGGTGACGATCCCATGAGCGCCTTCGAGACTGTCCAGTCGGTGCCGGCGCGCGACCGCTGGGGTCGGCCGCTGATCATTCCGCCGGGTGGCGGCAAGCCGACCGCCTACACCCGCTGCACGCGCTTCATCGACGTGCTGGAGGACAAGTACAACCTGCAGAAGTGGATGCAGCGCATGGTCGCCGTCGGCCTCGGGCTGCGCCGCGACCTGCACCTGTCCGCCTCCTCGCTGGCCTCCGACCCGGCAGGCAACAAGAAGGCCCTCGACGACCTCTGCGAGGCCGCGATCGAGGCAGCGAAGGGGTCGGAGAAGGCCACCATCGGCACCGCCCTGCACGCCTACATCGAGCGCATCAACCTCGGACAGGACCCGGGCGTGATCCCGCCCGAGTTCCAGCAGCACATCGACGCCTACCGGGCCGCCACCGGCGCGCTCCACCCGGTCCACGTCGAGCAGTTCACGGTGCACGACGAGCTCCTCGTCGGCGGCACCCCGGACCTCATCGCCTCCATCGATGGCGAGGACGGCATGTTCGTGTGCGACCTCAAAACGGGACCCGCCACGCTCGTCTACGGGGCACTCAAGGTCGCGATGCAGATGGCCGTCTACGCCCACTCGCAGCTCTACGACGCGCAGACAGGCCAGCGCACCGCGCTCGACGTCCGCCAGGACAAGGGGCTGGTGATCGCGCTCGACTCCGACACCGCGCAGTGCACGCTCCACTGGGTCGACCTCGCCGCCGGCTGGGAAGCCGTCCAGGTCGCCGCAGAGGTGAACCGCTGGCGGAAGGTCAAGGGCGTCGTCTCGGACCCGATCCAGCTCCCAGCGCCGACGCTGATCCCCGAGCCGCAGCCCGCGCCCGTGGCAGAGCTGAGCGCCTTCCAGCGCCGCAACCTCGAAGCGGCCCTGCTGGCCGCGATCGCGGCCTCGACGAGCCGTGAGGCTCTCCTCGACCTGTGGGAGCGGTCCATGCACATCTGGACCAATGCCCACACGGAGGCGGCAAAGCGTCGCCTCGCAGCACTCGCTGCATGACCACCAACGAAAGGAACCAGCAATGTCCACCTACCAGTTCGAGACCGTTGCGACCCCGGCCGGGGCGTTCATCGGATGGCACGACACCCCCGGTCAGGTCGTGACCGGCAAGGTCGTCGACTACGACCAGCAGGGCGGCCAGGACTTCGCCGGGCACGTGTGCCCGCAGGTCACCCTCGAGCTCGTCGAGCCGGCGAGCAGCTTCAACAAGGCCGGCGACCGTTCCGACTTCGCCGCCGGCGAGTTCGTCACCATCACCGCCGGACAGGCGAACCTCAAGAAGGGCATCCTCGCCGCCCGCCCGGAGATTGGCGACATCCTGCGTGTGACCCACTCGACGAACGCGAAGACCGCCAACGGCACCGCGAAGATCTTCGAGATCCAGATCGCCAGAATCGGCGGCCAGCAGCAGGCGCAGGCGAAGCCGGACGTCTCGCTCAACCCGCAGGCGCCGGCACCGTTCCCCGGCGCGAAGCCCACCCAGCAGGTGCCGTTCATGCCCAACCCTGCCGCCGTGCAGGCCGAGGCCCCGTTCTGACCGACGCCCTCCGCCCCGCGGCTGCCACGACCACAGCGCAGCCGCGGGGCACCCCCCAACACCAACCCCACCGCGAAGGAGCACCGATGCGACCAGCGCAGGCCAACGACGAGCAACTGACGCAACATCTCGCAACCGCCCTCTCCGCCGGCGACCAATCCACCGTCGACCAGATCATGCTCGAGTGCGACCGCCGCGACCGACACCACCCAGCAGCGCCACAGGGCGCCGCGACCCTCCATCAAGCCGCACTCTGGTACGCCTCCAAGGGCATCGCTGTCTTCCCGCTCAAGCCACGCTCCAAGCAGCCGGCCACCCGGCACGGCTTCAAGGAGGCCACCATCGACCAGCACCAGATCCACGCCTGGTGGCAGGCGATGCCGCAGGCCAACATTGGACTCGCCACTGGGCTGCTGTTCGACGTCGCCGACCTCGACGGCTGGGACGGCGTCGACGCCTGGGCAGACCTCGACGACACCCCGACGATCCTCGGCGTCGTCGCCACCCCCAGAGTGGGCGGAGGAGGCCGGCACCTGTATGTGCCGCTCACCGGAAATGGCAACCGGACCAACATTCTCACCAAGGTCGACTGGCGCGGCGATGGCGGCTACGTCGTCGCCCCACCATCGGTCACCGACGACGGCCCCTACGTGTGGCTCTCACCGCTCAGGGTTGATGCCCTGTGAGGTTCGCAGAACTCTGGGACCAGTCGGCACCAACACCAGCCGCGGCGCCGACGGTTACGCCGTCGGACGACGCAGACCATCAGCGCCGGTACGCCCTCGCCGCCCTGCAGCGAGAACAGCAGGCCCTCGCGGCAGCACTCGAGGGCGGCCGCAACCACCAGCTCAATATCGCCGCGTTCAGCCTCGGGCAGCTCGTCCCACACCTCAGCGAGGCCGAGATCCGCGACACGCTCACCCCGACGGCGCAGGCGATCGGACTCACCGATTCCGAGATCCGCGCCACCATCAGCTCCGGGATCCGCTCCGGCAGGCAGACGCCGCGCATCATCCCAGCCTCCGTCATCGACCAACCCAACGTCGAGGAGGTGCAGGCCTGCGAGCTCACCGGCGAGCAGCGGTCCGCCGTCGACGCGTTCTGGGACGAGCGCCCAGTCCTCTCCCACATCCGCGACTTCGCCTACGCCCGCATGTGCGCCCCGTGGGCAGTCCTCGGCGGCTGCCTCCTGCGCGCCGTCGCCGCGATCCCGCCGCACGTCGTCCTGCCACCAACCATCGGCACCGTCGGCTCCCTGAACCTCCTCGTGGGCCTCGTCGGAGACTCCGGCGCAGGCAAGGGCGCCTCCGAGGGCGCAGCAGGCGAGGCGCTCACGTGGCCGACCATCGCCACCGCACCGCTTGGCTCAGGAGAGGGCATCGCCCACGCCTACGCGAGACCGAAGACGAAGAAGGAGCAGGACTCCAGCCCAGAAGACCCGGACCCACTCAAGTGGCTGAACAAGTCGGTGATCTTCTCTGCGCCGGAGGTCGACCAGGTGGCAGCGATCGGGGCCCGACGCGGCTCGACGCTGATGACCCAACTCCGCTCGGCATACTCCGGCGAGCGCCTCGGAATGCAGTACGTCGACGTCACCAAGCGCATCATCCTCCCGGCCCACAAATACCGCTTCGGCCTCTCCGTCGGCATCCAGCCGAACCGGGGCGGCGCGATCCTCTCCGAGGCCGACGGCGGCACCCCGCAGCGCTTCCTGTGGCTACCCGTCACCGACGAGCACATCTCGGCGACACCGCCGCCCGACCCCGGCCCGTGGCACTGGACAGCGCCGATGGCGATCGAGAAGGCAGTGCCGGGGGCGTACCGCGACCGGGCAGGACGCTTCGTGCTGCCGATCCCGGAGCAGGTCACCGCGACGATCAGGCAGGCCCACGCCGCCCGTGCACGAGGCGAAGGAGACGCCCTCGACGGGCACGCGCTCTATACGCGGCTGAAGGTCGCGGTCGCGCTGGCGATCCTCGACCAGCGCCTGGTGATGGACATGGACGACTGGCGTCTGGCCGGCGTCGTCATGGCCGTCTCCGATGTGAGGCGAGCCAAGGTGCAGGCGAGGATCTCGGAGTCACTCACGGCCGCCGACGACGCCCGGGCGCGACGCGACGCCCGACGCCAGACGATCACCGAGGAGGCGGTGGCCGAGGCCGCGGTCAAGCGGGTGACGAAGGTCATCGAGCGGGCGCTCCAGAAGGCGTCGACGATGCCCCGCTCCGTCGTCCGCAAGGCCGTCGCGTCTCGCGACCGCGACGTGTTCGAAGAGGCGCTGGCACGGCTCGTCGACGTCGGACACGTCAAGGTTTCAGCGACCGATCAGGGCGAGGTCGTGACATGGGTCGCATGAGGCCGTTTTGGGGTGGACAGGTGGACATTGTCCACCCCTCGCTTGAAAAGCAGGGCCGTTACCCAGCCGTTATAATCGCTCTGACAAGGTATTATATTATAAAATGGCTGAATCGCGGGTGCGAGACTTTTCAGGGAGGGGTGGACAACGTCCACCTGTCCACCCCAGACAGGGGCTCGCGATGACCGACCTCCAACGGCTCCATGAATGGCTTGGCAGCAGTGGCAAACAAGCCCTCCAGGCAGTCCGATGCCCACGATGCAAAGCCGCCGTCGCCCGCGGATGGTCCGCAGAGGTTTGCGCCTTCCTCGTCCTCGTCGATCCCGTCCCCCTCACACCCCTGGGCGAGTTCGAGGCTCTCCTCGCGGGGCTGTGGACGTACACCGCCTGGCGCGTCGGCGGAGTCCGCGTCGACCTGCGGACCGCAAACAGGCGCACACACCGACTCGCCCACGACGTCTGGCCGGAGCACCGCTGCGGACACTTCCACCTGCACACCACCAAGAGCCAGATCAGCCCATCCACCCATGACGGCTTCGACCCCGACGCGCCGCCCCCGTTCTGATGAAGCCCAGCCCTGAATCCCGCCGAAATGAAGGAGATCGCTCAATGGCCCAGATCACCGCCTGCATCCGCGGTTGCACCGAGCGAGGCAAGCACGCCGGCTGCGCCGACCCCGAGACCTGCCCCGGCTGCCAGCCCGCCACCTGCGCCGACGGCTCACTGCTCTGCGGACCCTGCGAGGCGGCGCTCGAGCAACTCCTCGGCGACACCCACGAAGGACTCGCCTGGATCACCTGCTGGCTCGCCGACAACCTCGGCCAGCACATCCGTCACATCAGCACCCTCGGCGGTCAGGGGTCGAGACCAGATGCCAGGATGGATCGGCTCGTCGCCGTCGCCTCGATCATGTCCGAGCTGCAGGTCGCGATCTGCGAGATCGCCGAGGACTTCGCCGAGCACCACGGCATCACCCCGCCAGGGCGCTCGGACGGACACCTGCCGGCGCTGGGGCTCCTTCGGCGCTGGATGGGCACCCTACGGCGCTGGGAGCCCGCTGGGGACGCGTTGGACGAGCTGCTGGACCTCAGGGACCAGGCGCACGTCGTAGCCCCGTGGAGGGCCCTCCACGACCCGGAGGCCGACGAGTACGCCGCTTCCCTGCTCTACCTCGCCCCACCCCAGACCACCGACGAGATCTGCGCCCGGTTCGGCATCACCCCAACCCGCCTACGCAAGGCCCGGTCCCGCCGGAAGGTGACCCCCGTCGACGACCTCGAGCGCCCCCTGCGCTGGCGCCCATGGGACGTGTTCTGCTGGATGCATCCGAAAGAGGCCGAGAATTACCTCGGCCGCATGGCGTGTTGATACTTGCAAGCGCCATAGCCACAGGCTAGTGTGACAAACAGCGTAACCAGTGCACCCAAAATCGGGTCGCTGGTTCGTTGCATTTCGGGAGGTGACGGGCATGGTTGCGCGCAACACCACGATCCGCGACCGTCACCGCGCAACGCTGCGAGCGAAGAAACTTCCTTGCGCGATCTGCGGCGAACCGATCGATTACACGCTGCGCTGGCCTGACCTCGACTGCTTCGTCGTCGATCACATCGTTCCCGTCGACCTCGGCGGCGCAGACACCATCGACAACAAGCAACCCGCGCACCACCGCTGCAACCGCGAGAAGGCCAACAAGCTCGAATCCTCGATCCTCCGACGCTCCGGCTCGCTCCGCTGACCCAGGGGGAGGGGGGTCGGGCCGGGCGAGGGCGCAGCCCAGCGGATAGGCTGAATTCTCTCCCGGGGTTTTCCACAGCGTTATCCACAGACTTTTCCACGGGAGGTGCATCGTGTCGGTCCTCTCTGCAGCCAAGTACGGCCGCCGCGAGCTCCTCGAGGCGCTACGCGACGAGATCGCCCGCCAGATCGACGACGGCGTCCCAGCCCGCGACCTTGCCTCCCTCTCCCGCCGCCTGCTCGAGATTGACCGCGAGCTGGAGGGCGTGATCGCTGACGAGGAGGGTGACGAGATTGGCGAAGCAGCGTCCACGCCCGACGCGGCGTGGCCTGCTTCCTGAGGCTCGCCGCGTCGTCCTGCCCGCCGGGATCGTCTCGACGTCGGCCCCGAGAATCGTCGCCGTCGCGAAGGCGTGCGGGCTGGCCCTCGACGACTGGCAGGCTGACATCGCCACGATCATGTGGGCCAAGGTCAGGGACGGCAGTCTCGCCTCGGAGACGGTCGCCATGTCGATCCCTCGGCAGGCGGGCAAGACCTATCTCGTCGCCGCGATTGTCCTGGCGTACTGCCTGTGTGAGCCGGGCGTGACGGTGGCGTGGACGGCCCACCACAACAAGGTGATGCTCGAGACCTTCAACTCGCTGCGGGCGATCGTCGCGAGGCCGTCGATCGAGAAGCGGATCGCGAAGGTGAACGCCTCGGCAGAGAACCGCTCGATCGCGTTCGTCAACGGTTCCCGCATCGTCATGGCTGCTCGCGAGTCCGGGGCGCTGCGCGGTGTCGCGAACGTCGGCGTGCTGGTGCTCGACGAGGCGCAGATCCTCACCGAGTCGGCGCTGTCGGACATGCTGCCCACGCAGAATGTGGCGCGGCAGGCGCTCACGATCATGCTCGGGACGCCGCCGCGCCCGAAGGACCCGGGTGAGGTGTTCACGCAGCAGCGCGATCAGGCGCTGCGTGCGGAGCAGCTCGGCGAGCCGCTCGACGGCGCCGCGTGGATCGAGTTCTCCGCCGATGACGACGCGGAGACCGACGATCTCGCGCAGTGGCGCAAGGCGAACCCGTCGTACCCGAAGCGGACCCCGCTTCGGGCGATCAGGAAGCTGCGCCGGATGCTGTCGGAGGATCACTTCCGACGCGAGGCGCTGGGGATCTGGGATGACAAGTCCACGCCGTCGGTGATCGCGCCGGGGCTGTGGAAGCTGCGCTTGGACGCGGAGTCGCTGGCGGTCACGAAGCTGGTGCTGGCGATCGATGTCGCCCCGGAGCGGACCCACTCGTCCGTGGCGCTCGCCGGATTCCGCGCCGACGGGCTGCCGCATGTCGAGCTGGACGAGACCAGGGCTGGGACCGGCTGGGTCGTCGACTGGGTCGTCCAGCGCTGTGAGAAGAACCAGATCGCGGCGGTCGTCGTCGACGCGAAGTCGCCAGCGTCGGCGTTCGTGCAGGAGCTGCAGCAGCGGCTTGGCCGGCGCATGGTGGTGACCACGAACACTGACGACATGACGAACGCCTGCGCGGAGTTCCATGACGCCGTCGTCGACGGCGAGCTGGTCCACATCGGTCAGCCGCAGCTCACGACGAGCCTCAACCTTGCCCGCAAGCGCTCCATCGGGGATCGCTGGGCGTGGAACCGGAAGTCGGCCGACTCCGACATCACCCCGATCGTCGCCGCCACCTTGGCGCTGTGGGGCGTCAATTCCCGCAAGGTGCGCGACCGCGCCGCCCGAAAGAGCACAGGGAGGAGAGTGATGGTCCTGTGACCCTCAGCAGCCACGAGCTCGACCTGGTCCAGCAGATGCACTCCCGCCTGAACCAGCTCTCCGGCTGGCACCTGCGCATGGAGCGCTACTACGAGGGCTCCACGCGACTCCAGCAGCTCGGCGTCGCGATCCCGCCCGAGCTGGCGCGAATCAAGACCGTCACCGACTGGCCGTCGATCGCCGTCGACGCGCTCGAGGAGCGCCTCGACTGGCTCGGCTGGGCCGGAGGCGATGACCTCGGCCTCGGCGAAGTGTTCTCTGCCTCCCAGCTCGCGGCCGAGTCCGGCATGGTCCATCTCGATTCGCTGATCTTCGGCACAGGCTTCATCGGGGTCGAGAAGCTCGACGGTCACCTCCGCGTCGTGGCCCAATCCCCGAAGAACACGACATGCCTCATGGACGAGACCCGGCGATCGGTTCTGGCGGCACTGATCGTTGACCGCGAGTTCGACGGCGGGCGCAGCTGCGAGGCGACCCTCGTCACTGACCACTGGCTCGTCTCGCTGCTTCGAGACGGCACCACCTGGCGCGAGCTCGACCGCACCCCCCACCAGGCTGGCCGCGTCCCACTGATTCCGTTCCGCAACCGGCGCAGGGCCTCCCGCAGGGATGGGCGTTCGGAGATCACGTCCGCGATGCGCTTCTACACCGACGAGGCCGCCCGGACCCTGCTCGGTATGGGCATCAACCGCGAGTTCTACTCCTACCCGCAGCGGTGGGCGATGGGCGTTGACCCGTCGGACTTCCAGAACGAGGACGGTTCGATGCGTCCGGGCTGGGAGATCGCTGTTGGCGCTGTGTGGGCGATGCAGAACAACGAGGATGGGCAGGCCCCGGAGGTTGGCGCGTTCCCCGCGAACTCGCCGCTGCCCTACACTGAGCAGCTCCGCACGCTCGCGCAGATGATGGCCGGCGCATCTGCCGTCCCGGAGCGGTTCTTCGGATTCGTGACCGCCCAGCCCCCGTCGGCCGACGCGCTCGCCGCCGAGGAATCCCGCCTGGTCAAGCGGGCCGAGCGACGTCAGGCGCAGTTCGGTGCCGCATGGACCGAGGTCGGTCTCCTTGCGGCCCAGATGCTCGGCCAGCGGATCACCCCGGAGCAGTTCCGCGCGAAGGTCGCCCCGCGCTGGCGGGATGCTTCCACACCGACGAAGGCCGCGACGGCGGACGCCGTCGTGAAGCTCATCGGCGCTGGCGTCCTGCCTGCTGATTCCCGGGCCGTGCTCGAGATGCTCGACTTCGACGACCAGACGATCGCGCAGATCATCACGCATCGGCAGATCGCGGCCCCCGATCCGTTCGCGGCGCTCGCCGGGGCGATCGACCGTCAGACAGTCTGACCATGGCGCTCTCGACGGGCCGCCAAGCCCGCCTGCTGGCCCGCACCTTCCAGCACGAGCAGATCAGGCTCGGCGGCGCATACGCAGGGTTCCTGTACGAACTCACCCGCCGATGGAGGCAGGGAAGGCTCACCGACAAGGAGTTCATCACCGCCTGGATCGCCATCGAGCAGGCAGGGCACACGCAGGCATCCCAGCACGCCGCGCAGTTCATCACGAACTTCCGCGAGGCTCAGGCGATGCCAGTGACCCACGCCGCCCCGGTGCTGGACGTGTTCGACACCGGCGCTTCGCTGGGGCGAGCGGTAAACCTCATCGAGACGACCAACAAGATCCTGCGAAGCCCACTGGCCGAGGCTCGCCTGCAGCGACTCCTGCAGGCCCGCGCGGCCGAGGGGCATCGGCATGTGCTCAACGCAGGCCGGGACACGATCGAATGGTCCACGGCCGCCAACGGGACGACGTGGCGGCGCGTCACAGACGGCCACCCATGCGCGTTCTGCGCCATGCTCGCCACCCGCGACGGCTACCTCACCAAGGAGTCCGCCCTCTCCGTCGTCGGCGGCATGCGCGGCGGAGGTCGTGGCCGACGAGCCAGACGGCGAGGCAAGCGCCCGCTCGGATCGCGCTACCACGACTACTGCGGCTGCACCGCCGTCGAGGTGCTCGACCACTGGGAGCCAACCGCGGCAGACCGGGCCCACCAAGAGCTGTACGAGAAGGCTCGCGAAGCGTGCAAGGACGACGGTCTCGCGCCGACCACCTCGAACATCCTCTCCAAGATGCGCGAGCTCGGGCCGGGAACCATCAACGACGCCCACACCCCAACGTACGGTCGGCGCAAGCCCGGACCGAAGACGAAGCCCAGCGACGACACGAAGTCGGCAGCCGCGAGACCACGGACACAGGCCGGTGGCGGCGGCGGACGGAAGCCGCCGCGCAGAGGGGCTGGCCCATTCAAGGACATGCCTGAGCCCCCTCGCGACCCGAGCGATGGCGGTGACAGGTCAGAGTGGCTGCGCTACTGGAAGGAGCGGCAAGACGCGCTCCCGGTTGATTTCAAGGGCGACATCGTCGAGCCCCACGAGGTTGTGCTCTATGAGCGGCTGCTGCGGCTTGGCGAAGTAGTTACTCCGATCAAGCGCCACGTCACCGATCCACGCAATGACATGTACTGGGAGCGCATCAACGCAGAGGTCGAAAACAAATCGGCGAAGGCGAAGTACGAAACCATTCGCCAACGCATTTACAGCTCCGTGAAACCAGCCAAGGAGCACGGCACTGCGCCGATCGCGAAGGAACACTTCCTGATCGACATTGGGCATGAGCAGTTGTTACCGGAGCTTCGCGAGGCACTGTCTGGCTACAACAAGGACAGGTCGAACTTCAGGATCAAGCGCTTGTTTGTGATGCATTCAGACGGCGGAGTCATTGAAGAGATCCAACTGCTCTAGCAAGACGATGGGAGCCAACCCCGGCGGTGTCGAGGCGCTCCCATCTACATGCAGGATAGCACTTCGCACACCGGAACTTCCCGCCAACGCGCAGCGGTCAATGCGCGGATCAACACCACACACTCCGTAGGAGGAACCACCATGACCGATCAGCCCAGCGCGCCCGAAACCGGCCAGAAGCCCGACCCGGCCCCGAAGCCGGAGTTCCAGCCGATCACCTCACAGGAGCAGCTCAACGCGCTCCTTGGCGACCGGTTGGCTCGCGAGCGCGCCAAGTTCGCCGACTACGACGA